AAACATTACACGCTATGAAATTTATAGGACCTCCATTTACTTTTGGTCTGCAAGAACTATCAAAGAATATAACCATTATGAGTCCATCTTCTGCTATTGCAGTAGAGGATGCTGTCTATTGGATGGGCGTTGATACTTTTTATATATACAGCGGTGGTCAAACAATACAACTACCATGTAGTGTAAAAGATAAAGTTTTTTTAGATTTTAACTTTGAAGAACGTGATAAAGTTCATGCAGGTATTAATTCAGAATTTAGTGAGATTTTGTGGTTTTATCCATCATCTGCTGGTACTGAAATAGATAAATATGTTGCTTATAATTATTCAGAAAAAGTATGGTACTATGGAACAATGGCTCGTCAAGCATGGCTTGACAGAGGGATTAGAACTTTACCTCAAGCCACTGGTAGTCAATATTTATATAACCACGAAGTAGGTTACGATGATGATGGCTCTGCAATGACATCTTTTATTGAATCTGCTCCTGTAGATATAGGTGAGGGAGAAAAGTACGTTTTTTTAAGCGAGATTATACCAGATATTACTTTTAATGGATCAACTAGCGTTAATCCCGATGTAGATTTTACTGTTAAGGCTAAGAATTTTTCTGGAGGTAACTTTCTGCAATCACAATCTGGTAATGCACAAAGAACTGCAACTAGTCCAGTAGAACAATTCACAGAAAAATTAAATTATCGTTTACGAGGTAGATCTTTTGCTTTGCGGATTGATTCAACTTCTTTAGGCACTAAATATAAACTTGGTACACCAAGGGCTAATATAAGACAAGATGGTAGACGTTAATGTTAGTAACTAGTATTCCTCAATATATACAAGGTTTAACAAATTCAAAAGTTGATTTAACAACAACTGACGCTACTGTTTTATATACAGCTCCTAGCGGTGCTGAATCTAATGCCTCTGTTATAAATTCTATTTTAGTGCATGATGATAGCAATAATGGTGACACTATAACGGTTACTGTAACAGATTCTTCTAGTAATACATTTACGATATTTAAAAAAACCATTGCGGGTCACGCTACAGAAGAATTGTTAACAAAAGATTTGATCTTGAAACCAGGAGATGTAGTAAAAGTGCAAGCGACAAATGCAAACAGACTTCTTGTTGTAGCTAGTATACAAGAGCTAATTAAGACTAGAATAACCACAAGTGCGATAACACAGATATAGGATTGAACAAATATCTAAAATAAGGTAATGTATTGATATGAGTTTAGGTAAATTACTTAAAAAAATAGCACCAATTGCAATAAGTGCGTTTGCAGGGCCTTCTGTTGGGGCTGGTTTAGGACAATTGTTCGGTACTTCTGCTGTCAATCCATTTATATCAAGAGCATTGACAGGAGCTTTAGCAAGTAAACTTGGTGGCGGTAAGACAAAAGATGCTGTCATGGCTGGATTGTTGTCAGGTGGTTTAGGTGCAATGTTTGGTGGTGGCGCAGAAGCTGGATCAACCGCAACACAAATTGGTGCTTCAAAAGCTGGAACATCAGGAGCATCAAAAGTTTTTGCTGGAAATCCAGAAATAGCTAAAAAAATGGGTGTTGATGCTGTTTCAAAAGTAGGAACTGATGTAGCTTCCGAAGGCATTAAAAAAGTAGCCACAGGTGGTGGTAACTCTGGTAGTTTTTTAAATATGTTGGGTATAGGTGATGACAGTCTTACAGGTAAATTTTTAGGATCAGGTTTAGGACAAGGATTAACTGCTGGATTGCTTATGCAATTATTAGCTGGCGGTGAAGATGAAGACGATATGAGATCAGAATTTGAGAGAAGACCTTTTGGATATGGAGGACCTGGCGGAAGATTGGGTGGCATAACATATGCTAATATGGGAGGACCTATGGGTTTTCCTCGTAGAAACGGTGGTATAGATCCAAGCGAAGGTTCTGGACGTAAAGATGATGTTCCTGCTATGCTTATGGCAGGTGAATTTGTATTAACAAAAGATGCAGTAAAAGGTTTAGGTGATGGTAATCAAAGAAAAGGTATCCAAAGAGCCTATAATATGATGGATAAATTGGAGGCTAGAGCATAATGGCAACTCAAACCTATGAAAATATACAACGATTACCTCCTTTTCTTGAGGGTTTGCAAAAAAGATTATTGCAAACAGGCTTTGGTGAGTTTGATGGTGACACACAAAAAACTAAAGGATTACTTGATTCTCCTTTAGGTTTACCAGATTATCAAATAGCTGGTATGGATCCACTTCGTGAAGACGCAATAGATTTAGGCGAAGGAATGGCTGGAGCTTACAAGCCTTTTATTGAAGGAGCTTCACAACAAGGTTTAGCTGCTCAACAGGCTTTGACAGGTGGTCTAGGAATGTTACAGCCAGGTCAAGCATCTAAATTCACTGATCCTTTAGTCTCTCAAATAACTGGAGATATATCAAAGTTTCAAGACCCATTTCAACAACAAGTCATTGATCGAACAATGGAACAGCTTGATAGACAAGCTGATATGAGAAGAGCTGGTGCAGATGCTCAAGCTATACAAGCAGGTGCTTTTGGTGGATCAAGACAAGGTGTTCAAAGAGCAGAAACAGAACGTAATTTACAAAACACAAAAGCAGATACATTAGCAAGATTGTTATCTTCTGGTTATGGTCAAGCATTAAAGGCATCACAAGACGCTGCTGGAGCGGGTTTAAAAGCTCAACTAGAGTCAGGAAGACTAGCTGGCGGTCTTGGGCAAGCATTTGGAACTTTAGCTGGTACAACATCAGATATAGGGCGTTTGCAACAGGCATTAGGTCAAGCAGATGTATCACAGTTAAGTCAGTTAGGCGCAATGAGACAAGCGCAACAACAAGCTCAATTAGATGCGCAAAGACAAAATGCAATGCAAGCAGCTCAAGAACCTTTTACAAGATTGCAAATAGGTCAGAATTTGTTACAAGGAATGCCAAGTGCAAGTATTCCATCTACGTTTACACAAGCAACAACACCTTCTGCCAATCCATTTTTACAAGGTATAGGTGCTTATACAACATTGTCACAGATTGCACCTTTTGGTGGCGGTCAAAAAAGCTCATAAGGGTTAGGCATGGTTGATATAAATACTGCCATAAACAATTATAGAAAAGGTTTAGGATCTCCTCAACTTTCACCTGAGTTGTTAAAAGCATTAAATGTTGGTGGAAGAAGAGTTAACTTAGGAGATTTGTTTCCTAAAGGAGTTCCTGGTTCTACTGGCGCTAAAGAGTCACAAGATGCTTATGAAAATTTTTTAACAGAAACTTTGGGCATTGATAAAGATAAATTAAAACCTTCAGACAGACAAACAAGATTTACAAAAGGATTACAAACATTAACTGACATTGCGCTTCCAAGTCTTTTTGGATTAGGGCAAGATGTAAAAAAAGGATTAGCAGCATTTGATCCAGGTGGTGCTAAATTTTCTTCTCCAATAGAACAAAATCTTGGACAATATCTTTTTGGAGAAAGGTCTGATGAAGAGTTTTTTAAAGATCCAAAATTGCAAACACAAGGTCAAGATATATTAAAACAGCTTTCTGCTCAAGATCGTAGACAACAAGGTCAACTTTCACCTCTTGTTCGAGAGGCAGCAGAGAAAGAAAAACAAACACAAGCTGGAGTAGATACTTTTGAAGAAGGCACTGGTGAGGCTCCGAAGCCTGACCCAACTGGTGAATTTTTAGACCCAGAGGCTGAAGCAGCGATTGCGCAAAAAAAATTAGATGAAGAAGCAGAAGAAAAAGCAAAAGATGATGTACTTGCTGCCGAAGATGATGCAGAAAAATTTGCTGGACAAGATATACCATTAAGTGCAGAAGAAAAAAAAGTACAAGCACAACAAACTTTATTTAAAGAAGCTATGGATGATATTAATGCTATCTATGGTAAAGATTCTGGAAAAGATAAAACAAGAAAAACTTTAGAAGAATATAAAAAAGATTTTGCAGAAGCAACAGGTATAGATGTATCAGGTGAGCCTGATAATAAACTAGCACTTATGTCTTTAGGTTTATCTTTGATGCAGAACAGAGCAGGTAAAGATTTCAACTTATCTAACATTATAGGAGCGGCAGGAGAAGCGGGTCAAAAAGCTCTACCGTTATTTGAGAAAGCAAAAGCAGATGCTAGAGCGGGTCAAGTTGCTGCTGGTAAGTATGCTTTACAAG